CACAGCAGGGGAGGTTTTTTCTTTGGGATCTTATTGTGCAACGCTTTTTCAATCTGGCCGGAGCCCTTGGGTTCTTGATGTCTGGAACGATGCTTGCTGGGTCAGTTGTCCTTTACACCCGCATCCCATCGCTGACGAAGTATTACATGAGCGAGCTAAAGCTAGAGCTGACCAAGGTTGTTACGCAAATGGTGCCTGCTCAGATTGATGACGTAATGCCTGAGTTGCCATCAGCTACAGGCTTGCCAGTCCCAGGCAGCGTTAAGTCGCCATTCTGATTAGGTGCCAAGCATCCCAGAAATTGGTGTCAACCAGGTTGGGGTAAAGCCCATTGGCGTTCAAGAAATACAAGCATGGCGTAGCCTCCCGCCACAAAGCATCCCGTCTGCCCCACCAATAACGTCAATCCCTGGATTCGGATTCCCCGTCGCTAACGTGCCTGGCTGCGTTGAGAGCAGATCAGTACAGCCTGGAAATGAAAGTGCATATGACAACGATCCCCGCGGGAATGTAGTTTTGTGCCGCGGTGAGATGCCTTCATTTAATGCGCTTGATTTCACCCCAGGCACGTTGACTTATACGCGAGCCAAGCAACCAGTCATTGACCCAAAAGAAAAACCGGCTGCCTCGAAACAACCGGCTCGGTCCCCTTCACCGGCGGCGTCCAACCCAACCGGCATTCCAAATGTAGACACAGAACTGCCATGCCCGCCACTGGATGCCAGGCCCATTGGAACTAAAAATAAACAACAGACTGCAGTGATTATTGGCTATGAACGGATCAATGGAGAATGCAAAGCACAGCTCGACCCGTTGGACATACCAACGATTGTCGGCCTTTGGGCTCCTTCTGCGCCTGCTGCTTTTACGACTGCGGGGGTTGCCGCGATAGGCGTTACAAGTGCCATCCTCGCTAAACCATTAGGCGACATTCTGTTGAAAGCTGTCAAACCCATCGTCAAAAAGACGATCAAGAAAATTAAGGAGAAGCTGGGGAAGAAAGCTGTTGTTGAGTCGGCTTGGCAGCGTCGGAAGTTTCAGCGTTCGTTAAAGAAGTAGGTATTGAATGGATGTGGGGCGGCAAGACGCCAGGTGGATTAATCAAAACAACATCGGCACATATTGCCGCATACGGACTAGAAGGGTTAAAAATTACGCCTTGTTTCATAAGTTCTGAGCAATTTTTTAATCTTGCAATCTCGTAATTTAATCTACGGTCAGCCAATGTTGCCTCCATGATCTGTATTTGTTTTTCTGCAGCCTTACGGCAAGATCTTACGTGATGACGATCAAGTGGAATAGAGATTGTGGCAGTAATTCCAGCGTTAATAGATGTATTTTGTTTCTGCCCAGTTCTTACTGGTTTTGTGTACAATACGTTGCCTGGGTTGTCAGGAATACCGTCTGGCTGAGGATTACCTTCAGGATCAAAGGCTCCTACTAAATCTAAAGTATCGTACACATTTTCGTCGTAATATTTCTCATAAGGGCTGGCCCAGCCTGTCTGCCCATTAATAAAAGGGCTAATGTTTAAAGTAGTACCTTGGCAGCTAATTCCTGATCCATAAGTATTTGTAAATTGCCTTCCGGGTACATTTTGAATGGCCATATTTGTCACTGAGCCGCTACTATTCGCGACCGGAGCTGCAGTACCACTTACCTGAGCATTTACAGGCCCGGCAATAAACAAAAGAACCGCCAAAGCACGCTTCATTACTGCGTAAACACAGAAGTTGTCTCAGTTAAAGACTCTACGTCTGTTTCCCTGTTAATCAATGTGTGATTTGTAAGTCCTGGGCCGTTAAGTGTCTCGGTCATTTGAAACGCAGCCCCTGGCGTCACGATATTCCAAACAGGCTTGGTGGATGGGTCCAGGCCGGTCCAACGACTTGCCACACCGTTAATGCTCTTAGTCGTTGTAGTTAAACCTGCCGGAGAGACTACGCCACCAACAGGTGCAATGTTGGTCCCGGTCACAGACCACTCCCAACCGCTGCGATAATCGTAAGAATTTATGACTTCAACAACTTTGGTCTTGGTTTGAGTTGTACTGGTCAAAGTGCCTGAGCTAAATGAAGGCACCACCGGGATTGCTTGAGCTGGGGCAGCTAAAAGCAACAACAGCAGGATTCTCACTTAACAGTAAGCTCCATCACCAGTTGAGCCACTGCCGCAGTGCCTGCGCCCCCTGCAGTAATCGACATTGCACCGCCAGAATCAAGCGAGCCCGCTAATGTCGCAGCCACTCCTCCAGCTTGAGTCAAAGTGCTCCCAAAGGTTGGCAATGCAGGAACAACACCTGCAGTAACTGTTGTTGATAAAACTGTTGGAGTATTATCGCCGCCTAAGAATGACTCTGAATATGAAAAGCTGTCACCAGCATTAGTAATAGTAAACACGCCAGGAGTGTAGCCAAGAGCGGTCCCTGCGCTATAGCTCCCGAACTTAGGAGCAGTACCCAAAGTGACGTTAGAACCAGATACAGATAGTGAAGAGCCGATGCGATTTGCTTGGGATGCTGCGCCATCAACAGTTAGCGAGATCGACGATTGAATTTTGCTTGTAATATCCGCCGAAGCAGGACTTACTGCAAAAAACGTTAGGCACGATACAAAGAGAAAACGTCTCATTTTGGCTTGGACGTAGGGGTTTGTTCTGCGATTGTAGGCGGCTCATCTTTTTTCTTGCCATTGCTCGCTCGCTTAATATTTACTCCGAAGGACGTCATGGTGCCTGTCAGCAACGAGGCAGGGAATGTTGGGTCCATTGCTTTGACATAGCCCAGGTAGTTGAGGCTGAGCATTGCAATCGACCATGTAAGAACAGCAAGCTTTACGAAATCCGCCAAAGCTGTTGATTCTGGTTCGTGCTCCTGCTTAACCTGTTCTTCTGCCATGATGAGTTCACGCTAAAGGTCGAATGGTGGTTGAAATCTGGGCTGCTGTTGCTGGTGCGTCAATAGGCGTAGCTGCCTCTGGCATCAAAGGTGCCAACCGCGATAACCAGCATGGACGTGATTCCTTGGTGCGTCTGACTTCAGCTGTCGATAATTTAGCCAATCGAATGGATGTGCTTCACGCTGACCTGAGGGTTAGGGACCAGGAGCTATTTCAGCGCATATCAACGCTAGAGCAAGATGTGGCAAGGCTTGAGGGACATGCCAATAGGAACTAGAGTAATTGCAAACACAGTGGTCCCATGGTTTTACTTCTAAAGCCAATCCTGTTTAGCTTCATCAAATCAAAGGCCGTAAAACAGTTGCTGTTGGATTGTTTGATCAAGATCAGCGAGCAAACTGATAATGAATTAGACGATGTCGCGTGCACCTATTTGAAGAATTTGCTATTTCCTACGGAGCGCATCGAAAAATAAATGTGGTTGTGGGTTGTAGTTGTGGCTCTATCGTTGCTCCCCTTCTTCCATTGGTTCCGTGGCACTCCTCACCAACTTGCCGCTGTTAAAGAGCTTGAGGAATCCTTGCCTCAAGAGCTACTTGAGGAAGATGCCGCCTGGGTTGATGCGTGGAAAGCATCAGGCATTGATCAACAGGTCTACATCCGTTACTTCAGCCAGCTCGACAACGGCAGAGAGGGTTACCGCGAATGTTTCTCAAGTGCAGCCGCGATGGTTGCAGCGCATTTTTCGCGCGTCAAGACAGATGATGAGTACAACAAAATCCGCGACAAGTTTGGAGATTCGACTTCTGTTGAGGCACAAATAAAAACGCTTGAGAGTTTGGGATTGAACGCTCAGTTTCGGACTGATGGTGACGAAGAAATGATCGAGATGGAGATTGAAATGGGCAGAGTGGTTTTAGCAGGGTATTTTCACCGGGGCGATCTACTGCGCGGTGAGTCACCAATGTGCAGTGGAAATGGATGTGGTCATTGGTTGGTTGTGACAGGGTATACAGGTAAGAACAGCAGCGATCCTGGCTGGGTGGTTAATGATCCAAAGGGAAAACCGGACCTAGCTCGTGGAGGGCATTTAAGTGCTACAGGCGGTGAGAGAGCAGAGATAAGGCAATCAGAGTTCAAGCCACGTTGGCAGGTCGATGGTCCTGGCACGGGCTGGATAATCTTGGTGGACGACTTGTGAATTGGTCGTATATAAGTGCCTTCTGGACCACAGTCGTTATGAACTGTGTTCAACCTGTGAATTGGCAAGCTTGTCTACCAGTGCAGGACTGGTTATTCCCCGCTATAGGTGATTACATACGTTTTAAGAGTGAGGAGCCCTATGCCTCCGAAAAACGCGCCCTTGAACAGTTTCGACTGGATGGTGGTCAAGCCGAGTCTGGAAGAAGAACTAACCCTTGAACGATCAGTAA